AGAGGATTTAACATATGAAACTTCAAAGAGCGTTTTAACAAAAGAAATATTAGAGATTGACTATAGTTAGTACTTCGTGCATTAAATTAATACACGGAAACAGTGGGACTTTCTTCCCAAATTTGCCTAAACTTGCTCTCATCAGTAATGAGAGTAGCCATAGGACTGACGACGTCACCAACCCCATCAAACGGTATCTGGTAACGCAAAGAAATGGCCCTAGCAAGTGCTGCAGAATTAGCCCCATACAAATAAGATTGCATCGTGTCGTTGGCAGACACGAACCTCTCTCGCCATTGAGGATCATCCGCCGACAAAGACATCGACCACCTCTCAATACGCTTAATTGGATCTGGAAGCAACAGAACCTCTTGATTCATGTCATCTATCAACACAAAATTGGAAGCGTAATACGGCGCGGTCGTTTGATAAGTCTTTGCACCTAAATTGAACACCTCTGCCAAAGTAGCGACGGCTGTATCTGGGCAACCAACCCTGTTAGCACAAACTAAAGAATCGTCACCCATAAATACTGCCCAAGCCACTTGCGTACCTTTATACGCATACGTGACACTAAGCACGTTCAAAACAACGTTGCCAAACGCCGTCGTAGCATCTCCTGACTTTCGCTGATACATAATGTGCAACGACAAGCCCAATGCCACACTGCGTATGGAACATTCAACATGTCCATCGACCCACCGACGCAACATGTCCTCGTTTAAACCGAGCTGACGGAACACGAACTCTTCCAACTTGAACACGAACCTCCCTTGAGACTTGTCATACTTAGAGAAGTCGTTCTCCAAATAAGAAACCTTGGAACCAAAAGGGTGAGCCCCTTGAATAAACTGTTGAATATCAGCAGTATCTTTGAGCAAATTAACATGATAATTTGGCTTCAACAAAGACAAAAACCGACGAACCAACATTCTAAACATAGAACTGTACAACGCTGACAACGCCTTTTCATGATAAACAATCACTTGAGGCTCAGTGCGAGACTCGACCGGCTTGGTAGACAGAGTAGGCTTGACGTCCGCCTTAAGCATAGCTATGTACTCGTTCACAGGCATTTCTGCCAAAGACTGCGACTTCTCCTCTAACTCTGCCTTAGCCATTCGCAACTTATCAGGTGTGGCTTGTTGCGCCCACTCAGATAAGCCCTGCTCCGTCAATTCGACCGGATCATTTTGATACTTCTTTAGCAGCTCGCGAGCCTCGGGCTCGCAAGCCTCAGCCAAAAACGTATCCCAAATGTCCTGAATCATTGAATCTTCATCTTGCGGTAAAGAAACCTGCGGCGCATTCAAATTTCTAGCTGCCATCGAAGACAACAATTCCTGCAAAGTTCCTTGCCTCTTTGGCACATTCAAAGCCTGCAAACGACTACGATAGTATGCCCGCGGACGCGGCGCATCACCGAAATAAGTCGGCAGCTTCAAATACGGGGCAGCCAAAGTGCGATCCTGGGGATCCAAAGATATGCTAGCCATATCATGCTCAAGATTCTGTAACCCAACGGCAGGACAGACCCTCGTGTACAACTCATTCAACGAGTACACTGGGTCTGCATCAGGCTCGAAATTAATCCTAACTCCAGCCCGAACCTGCCTAGCTACAGTCGCAATCTCCATAGCATATCTGTCATCTAACTCCTCAGCAATTGGATTCAATCCCTTAACGCGCGACACAAACTCGGCCACTTCACTAGACTGAGTGACCTCAGTCGCCGAGTGTAAATTAAGAGACTCGACGCGAAAAGTTTGCAAATGAAGAGGTAACTCTCCAACAGTGGATGACAGCCTAGAAAAAGCATCCGCCCAAGTGGAAGAAAACCCAGAATGCGAAACAGACGCACGATAAACGTGCTCCCGCGCAATCCTAACCAATTCGCCTTGGGAAACGGACGACAACCACTTTTCGGTGGAGCCGCTCAACAAAACATAAGGAGGCGCAATAACAAAATCCGGGGCCAAATGGTGAGCCGTTCTGCTCATCAAGGCCCGGATCCAATCGGCAAACCGACGAAAAGCCTCATTAACGTAACCCAAAGTGTAATCCCAAAC